GTATCATAGTGTTATGCCAAAGGTGTATCTTTGTAAAATTGTTATGCTTTCTTAACAAATTCATGATACGCACTGTCTGTAGGCAATTGGCTATCTGTGGGGATAGGGCAGTATCCCTTTTAACCAGGGACAACAGACCAATTGAATCCAAGTTTTTGGTTATGCGCAGTTGCAAATGATAATTTGTTGCGCATCCCATCACGTCCATACGCGTCCTTCAAAGTGGTTGCGACGAGAGGAGTGACATGCAGCACAATACCTTTAGACGCCAATTCACCGTAATACGAACGCATGTCACGTATATACCCGAAATTTTCTGGCGAAATGACAAGTGAAGGGACCATCACGCCTGCTGGTTTGTAATTTGTGCTCATTGTTGGGATCTAAGAAAAATACCTCTGGTAGACGAGCACATTCGCGCCGTCATACGGCTTCTGCGCTTGCATATACTTCAGTTCTTCAGGAGATTTTGCATTCACATATCTTTTGACATTCTCGATAAGTCTTTCGCGAATATCGCTTTCTTGATTCATAGCTTTGTTGTGGTAAAAATTAATGTGACCGGTAACGAGTCCTTGTGCCGGTTGATCAGCATACATCGGTTGATCTTGTTCAAGCACTTTGACACCGTCGAAAAGCTTCATTTTCGCAGTCTTCGGAAATAATGATGGATAATCGCCCGCGTTTAAAAGCAAAGTGAAATTATCTCTCATCTTGTCCCGTATGGATCTGAAGTCGTTACCGTATTTTTAATCAAGGAAATCACGGAGTTATTTAGACGCTATGTCAGCATATGAGTTATCGTACATCTTGTCTCTCATCGCAAACTTGATATGATTCATATCCTTGGCTGTCAAATGCTCGTTCAGTGTTTCACAGGATTTTTCGTAGTTTGTGAAATTCCACGGTTCGTTTTCGATGATGCTCAAAAACTTCGTGAACGAAGGGTATTATTTAGCGGCTTATTAAGCGTACATGACAGCAATTTCTCTTATGACTTCATGCGCCCCAAGTGCCATCAGTAGAGCAACCGATTTACCGAGCAAAGTGCTGGCTAGTATAATGCGCGATTTTGCGCACTTATCGTTCACACTCCACCCGATTTTCGCAAACACACGCCTCGGGCATCTATAAGTTAAATAGACACCGTCATCTGTCTTGAAATTCCTCAAGCCAATGAATTCAGCATCAGAGGGGTCTTCGTATATTTCGGTGGTTTGCAAAAATCCTAATTGCCTCAATATAATAGAAGCATTTTAGAAAACGTCATGGTTATTGAAGAAGATTATGTTGTCGTCACCTTCAACAATGAAGTCATAATCTACACCCCTGTGAACTTTCAGTTTGCAGAAAGCGAATTATATCATCGCTTCATTCAGATACGTGTTCGTGCAGGAGGTTGTGAGTTTTCCTGAGTTCAGTTGATGTTGCCCTAAAAACTTGAAAGCATTAGAGGTTATGTAAGTTGATTACAACATCAACCTATCCCATATTCGCGCGTATTTCGGTCCAACGACTCTTCGCATATATGTCCGCTCAAAATCAGCGAAATGGAATCTTTGCGAGCCATCGAATGCGGAATAGTCGGAGACTGCACAAAAGGTATATTTTTCTTGCAATCTACCAATTATGAGTGCGATTTGCTCAGGCGTTTTATTCTTGATCATGCAGTCGGACTCGTAGATTTGGTGTGCGGCTTTCGCATACAAACCAGCAACAAGGAATCGTATATGATGCGGTTAATGCACGACACATCTAGCCCTCTTATCCTGATATAGGACCTCTGATTTTAAGAATAATTTGCACTCTGGTATGAACTCTTTGCGCGCTTCCAACGCCTCGTTAAATTATTGTTTTATCTCTTCTTTATGTAATTGTGAAAGAGGTTATTATTCGAGGAATGCGGAGGACGCTTCGACGAGTTCGTTACATGAATTGATCGACAAATCTTCGTGCAAATCGTTTACGATTTTCGTACGGTAGAATTCTTAGAATTCTTTGAAAACAACCATCACGCTCCTCGATTGTCCGGAGCAGTATCTTGACAAACTATTCAATACATTCAACGGACATTTGCATTGAACGTATGGTTTGTATTCTGCTGCAGAAAACACCGGCCCCACGGAGTACGCAGCTCCGGAGTTAGGATTACACCTACGTGGATCAAAGTCACCAAATTTTAAGACTTATAAATCTTCCCGTAGATGATTCGGAGATATCTTCTCGCAATTAGAGGTCAGCATAAGTTAGCCCTCTAATAGTGGGTTTTGAACCGGGACGATTTCACTCACTCTGTCGATCTTTTCGCACAAAGCCAATTGTATTTTGTGGATGACCTGCGGTTGAGTTCGTTGTGCCGGCTTTAACAGCCCGAAATTTATAGAACCGAATTCATCGTCAATCTAAGTGAACGCGCCAGTAACATTAACGACAGCGTCTTGCGAAACGAGACTTTATAAATAATCGTTAACAGTTGGTTAATACGTTTCTGATCTCTACGACTTCAGCTTCTCTATTGCTTCGGGGTAAGTGTTGCACTTTTGATACCACGGAAGTTGTCTCATCTCGTCCGAGACATGATCATCCCTGAGTCTGACCATGATTTTGATCTTCTGGTAACACGAATTGCACGCGCCGCCAGGGGCGATCAGTTATTTGTCACTCGTCTATATGGCAGCTAGCAACTTTTAATCATGATCGGAAGGTACTCGGAAGCACCGGTTGCAGCAACAAGTGAACGGGAAATGCTGATTGCGTATCATGTCGATTCCGCATTTATTAACCATGTCAGAGTAATTGTTAAATTCACCCTAGACATGGGCATCGGATAACTCGTTCAATACGAACGGAGCCTTAGTTCTTGCTAAAAGCCAAGCGTGCAGTGTTTCCATTCCGAGAGTTTCACATGGCCCGAAGTACATGGGGACAACAAGCATGCCGTCAATGCAAGACGGGTATTCGACACCAGTTTTCTCCGGAGCATACCGACCGGTTTTGTACTAGCTGGTGTATACGGAAAACTTCACTTTAATGCCTTTCCCGCTAGCAGTTTTTCTGTTCAATAGAAATTCTTCATTGTTGAATTTCTCCAGCGTTGTGAATGAAATTCCTTGAGGATACGCAGCGAAGCGATGCCCGAAATTCGTAACATCCTTCAAGTACTGTATCGGGTCAGCAAAGTAAGCGACGTACCGTACTTTTCCAGTCTGTAGGTAGTTGAGGTAAGACTCAATGACGGTGGCGGTGACTACGGAGACACATTTATTATGAGGCACTTGCTTCCCAGATCTCATATTGTATATCGCCATATCGCATCCCGTCTTGCCTTTTGCAATCAAGCATATTTATTGCGGCGGTAATATGCATGGGTGTTCTCGACCAGCAGCACAGGTCATCAGTCTATTATCTTCGTTGACTACTGGCCCGTATTTCTGTATGTATTGTTAGACAGCGTACGTTCCCTGGATCTTTCTGCGCAATTAATTGATCGCTACAGGGGTGACGTAATCAGACATGAAGCATACTACTGAACCGAATCGAAGGTGTTCATTCTGCAGCGTATGCAGATGAGAATAAACGCCATCAATCGTATCCTGTAGCGCAATCACGTCCAGCGCGGCGTATTTGGCGTGATGCCTATCCAGCATATAATCATCATGGAACTTGTTATAAGCGAATCCTTTAGTTTGGATCAAGTATTTATAATCACCATAAGGATAATGCGCGGTATAATCTTTCAAGCTCTGCGGTTGGTATACGATTTTACCATCCTTTAGAACAGTAACCTTGGGCTAC